CTGAGGAGGATTCTTTCTCAGAAGCAGGTAGAAGGTACATCAAAGAGTGGTATCCTGCTGGACTACGTACACGTATCATGCCTAATGGTGCAATAGTTATCATTAATACTCGTTATCACTACGATGATCTGTGTGGTTGGCTACTAAAACAGCAGGAAAACATGGGTGACTATGATGTTATCCCTTGGGAAGTTATTAAAATCCCTGCATGGCTGGATGAAAACGCAGCAGATCTACTGGATCTACCTGTTGGTGGTAGTTATTTCCCTGAATGGAAGCCAGATAACGTACTCAGAGTAGATGAGAATGAAATTAAAGCTAGTAATGGTAGCAGATACTGGAACTCGCTGTATATGCAAGATCCAACACCAGAAGAAGGTGGTATAATCAAGAAAAGATGGATACAAGAGTGGGAACAAGAAGATCCACCTACCTGTGACTTCGTAGTTCAGACATATGACACAGCATTTTCTACCAGAACTACGGCTGACTACAGTGTAATTCAGACATGGGGTATATTCTACATGTATGATCAGGATGATCAAGGATATGAAAGCTATGCACCCCACCTAATCCTGCTTGGCAACATAAGAGGTAGGTTTGAGTACCCAGAACTACGTAAGCTTGCACAACAACTGTATAATAATAATAAACCTGACGTATGTATGGTGGAGAAGAAAGCTAGTGGTCAATCACTCATACAGGATATGAGAAGGTCAGGACTACCAGTAATGGAATACACACCAGATAAAGACAAGGTAGCCAGAGTATACGCAGCTTCGCCTATACTAGAAGCAGGAAGACTATGGATACCTAAGAATAAGAAATGGTCAGAAGAATTAATAGAAGAACTTATACGATTTCCAAACGCTGCTCATGATGATCAGGTAGATGCTATGACAATGGCTGTACACTACATGAAAGAATCATGGCATCTAACCCACCCCGATGATCCTGAATATGAAGACGAGCCTAAGTCTTCTAAGAGTACCTACTGGACCTTTTGATTTGTCATATTAACTTTTCTGTGTTATAATATATACAGAATTTTAAGGGGTACTTCAGTGGCAGAAAAAAAAGATATATTTAATGAAGGTATTATTTATTTAAGAGATTTATTAAATGAAAAACAAAGAGATCTATATAAAGAAATAAATAAAGATAGGGATTCAGGAAAAATAGATCTTGAGGAGTGGAAAGAAAGACGTGCTAATGTTAGACAAGATAAAGCAGAAATTATAAATTTATTAGAAGGTTATCCAGAAGTTGATCCTAAAGGTCGTCCTTACGCTAATATGAATTTACAAAGAGCTGTAAATGAAAAAATGCGTGATAATTTTATAACAATAACTAGCCCTGAAAAATTAGGATTTCTTGATAATTTGCTAAGACAGACAGCTCTTAATACAGGAGCACTAGGATTAAGCTATCTTGGAATAGATACAGGTGATAATAAAATAAATACTATGAAAGATCTTCTTACAGATCAAAATGTAATAGATCTAGGAAAAGCATCTGGTATAAATCAAGTAAAAAATTTACAAGAATATTATAATAAAGAAGGGAAACTACCATCTTTTGTAGGATTATTTAGAGATCAATATACTCCATCAGGTACAACATACAAATTAACTGAAGATGAGGAATTAGATGCAATAGATAATCCTAATTTTATTGGAAAGCAAAAAGCGACATATGATCCTATAACACCAGAAAATCAAAGTGAGATTTTTTCTGATAAAGAAATAAAGGGTCTTTCAGAAATGTTAGCAGCAAGAGATAAAGATAAAGATAATAAAATGCCAGAAGGAGAAATAAATACTGCTCAGTTTATGGGAAATGTTACCCAAGGAGATTATCTTTCTGGAAAACCTCTTGGTTCTGCACTACATGATTCTTTTGGTAAAGCACAGTATGGACATTATGATCGTATGTCTGGTGAATGGCAAGCTGGTATTCCTGATGAAGAAGGCAACTATAGTCTTAAAGATACTTATAATTGGAATAGAGATCTAGGATCAGGTTTATCGTATATGATAGAAATGATAATGGACCCGTCAAAAGCAAGAAGTCAACCTAATATAGAAGGAATAGCTCACTCAACTGGACCAAGTGATAGAAGAGGTGAAGGACGAGAAATAGAAATAAATGTTCCTACTTATAATAATGATCCGATGCAGCAGATGAATCTTCTTTCTTCAAAACTAGGACCATATGATAAAGTAACTAGAGAAGGTATTGGTAGCTATGTAGTTGATAGAATGACTCCATTAGGACAAGGAGACTTACCAGGAATATATTGGCAACCTGAAGCTTTTACATCATCTGAAGGTAATGAAGTTGATGACAGTGATGCTAACTATGGTGGCTTTGGAGACTTCGGAGATGACTTTGGTGGTTTTGGAATGAAGGGTGGAGGACACATTTTTAGAGAGGTTAATAAATTAAAAATGAATGATAGAAATGCAAAAAATAATCTTTATGAAATGATAGGGATTAAACCTGTAGTTGGAAAACAATATGGCGGTGGATTGTCTGACGCATATTCAACACTAGCTAATCGTAGACAAAACATGTACGGTATGGGTCAAACTCCTTCACAGATGAGCAGTGTCTTTCAAGATCCTATAGAAACTTCAGCATTCTCTCCAGTAAATATGGAACAGGGTGGTGACATTGTAGTTCCAAAAGAAAGAATAATTAATGATCAACCACATCAACTCTCCTACATAAACTCAGAAGAAGCTAAACTACTTAAAGATCTAGGTGGTAGTGGTCGTAGGGTAGATGGTATCCCTGCTTATTATTATGGTAGTGGAGAAGATTCAGCAGATGAAATGGATCCTAATTTTAGTGACTTTGGAGATGATCAAGGATCATATCAAGATCAACTTGAACAAGCTATGTCTAGACAATCACCATCTTTAGCTAGTCTTGTAGATCAAGGAATTATAAGTAAAGATGAAGCTTATACAAGTGATCAGTTTGGCCCTAGTATTGCATTAGCAGCAGCACAGGCTAGAGCGCAGGATATTGAAGATAGTAAACAAACCTATGGTGGTTTTCTTGGAATAAATAGATTAGATCCTCGTATAGCTAGAAAAGAAATTAGAAACATACAAGACGATGATGTAGCTAAACTACAAGACTTAATTGATACTGATCAATTAGTAGGTGCTGGTATTCCTGTAGCTAATATGCTTGAGAAAGATTATGATCTTAGAACATTTAATAAAGGTTTACGTAGTGGGCTAGAACAGTATTCTCAAGGTAGTGCTACAAATAGAGATGATCCTAATCTTGGTGGTTTTGTAGATGATCCAGAAGGTGTAAAAGATTTTTTAATGGAACTAGAAAGAGCCAAGCCAGGAGAAACTATGGCTCAGTTTGCTGAAAGATATTCAAAAGAAACAGGAAGAGAAGCACCACTAGGAAGAATTGGGTTTAATCCTAGTAGTTCAAGAGACATGTCTAAAAATGCTGCTGATGTGAATGCAGCAATACAAGAAAATAATTTAAAAGGTGCTATACAAGGTTTAGGTTTATTTGGTGGTATGTTTACAGGAGCAGGAGGATTAGGTAATTTTACTCAAGGATATACAGGAGAGTTTAAAGGAAAAACTCCTCAATCACAAACAGCTTTTGGAGCAGCAGCTTCAGGATTAAGTAAAGGATTAGGATTAGATACTTTAGTTGATAAGTTTGGAAATATAATAAGTACAGGTAGAGAAGCTATCTTTGGGCCAAAGGAGTCTGAATTTAAACAACGAGAAGCAATAGCAAGAGAACAACTAGGAAGAGAACCTACATTAGAAGAAGTTAATAATATAAATTTATCTAGCTCTTCTATAAGTCCTTCAGATGTTCTTGGATTTGTAGATAATCCTTTTAGTGCTTTAGTAGCATTAGGAAGTGGTAAGCCTACAACTGCTGCTGATATTGCTAGAGCTAGAGAAGAAGTAGAAAAAGATAAGAGTATAAAACCAACAGATACTTTTGATTCTGAATTAGCTACAGCTACAGGAGCTATTATTCCTACAGAGAAAAATATAACTTCTTTAAATAATAATTTAATATTTGATAGCGGCAATGATCAACCAGAGCGTAAAAGAATAGTTAAGCCTGATACACCTAAAGAAGTAACAGAAGTAGTAGAAGAAAAAGAAGAAGTTACTACAGATGGTAAACTATCTAACAGAGCTAAAGCATCAGCCGAAAGTATAAAAAGTTTAATTAAATTAAGAAATGCATCGTCAGATGCACAAATAGATGCTATAATAAGTGATCTAGGAATTGACAAAGCAGGATTAACAGTATCTGAATTTTTAAAAGAATTAGGTATAGAAAGATAGGATAAGTAATGGCAACTGAACGTAATCCATATGAGATGAAACAAGAAGAAATAGCTAACGTAGTTCCAATGAAAGCAGAGGAAGAAATGGAAGCTACCTTTGAAGTTGATCCTACAGATGGTGGTGTGATTGTAGACTTCTCTTCAGATGATAAAGTAACAATGTCTGCATCAGAAGAAATTGCTGAATGGTATGGTAACCTAACAGAAACACTAGACGATGAGTACTTAGATGAGATAGCTGATCAGGTTATAGATAACTTTCAAGCTGATAAAGATTCCAGAGCAGAGTGGGAGTCTATGTTTGAACGTGGCTTTGATCTACTAGGTCTGAAGCTACAGCCGGGAAGTGATCCCTTTGATGGTGCATGTACAGCCGTACATCCATTGCTCATAGAGTCAGCAGTTAAGTTTCAATCCAAAGCATCAGCAGAACTCTTTCCTGCTAGTGGACCTGTTAAAGCAAACATCATGGGTAAGTCTACACCTGAGAAAGAGATGCAAGCTAACAGAGTACAGAACTTCATGAACTTTCAGGTAACTGAGCAGATGCCAGAATACTTTGATGAGTTTGAAAGAATGCTTTTCCATCTCCCCTTGATAGGATCTGCATTTAAAAAGGTTTACTATAATGCAGCACTCAAGCGTCCTATGTCAGAGTTTATTCCTATTGACCAGTTCTATGTATCATACTATGCAACTGATTTAAGAAATGCTGACAGATACACTCACCTAATATATCGTAGTCCTATAGATATGGAACGAGATGTACGTGCAGGTATATACGATGACGTAGAATTACCAGAACCTAATCAAGAAGGATTGTTTACTGACTTTACTCGTAAGCTAGATACTATTATTGGTTTGTCTCCTTCTTCTGATAATGATCCACAATATGCATTACTAGAACAACACTGTTATCTTGATATAGAAGATACAGGAGAATCACTTCCTTATATTGTTACAGTTATAGAACAGTCAAGGCAAGTGTTAAGTATTCGTAGAAACTATGAACAGAACGACCAGAACAAAGAGAAGCGCAGTCACTTTGTGCATTATA